GGTTATGTTGCGAGGAAAGTGCAGATGGTTCAGGCACGGGTCACCCATTTTCACCGGAGGGATGAGAAGGCTATCCGTGCAGCCATCAATGTATTTGAGGCGGCCTTCCTGTTCGATAGGTCCACCAAAAAGGGTATAGGCCCGGAACTTGTTTTTTTGGTAATCTCCATTTGTGTGCCATACCTCAATCAGCACCATTCTCGCATCTGGCCCGTGGTCGGTGATGCTGAACTTGCCTGCTGTGCTGAAAAACATTCCATCGTTGATGGTCTGGATGCCAGAGCCAGAGAATAGTACAGAGTAATAACCACCGTACACATAACCGTAATAGCTGCAGGAACCGTACAGTTCCGGGAGGCGGCTGTGGACGTTGTAGTATTTGATAGGGAACCGAGGGTGGGCTATGTCATTGAAAACAAGGCCTTCGATGGTGTTATCAAAAGCCACAAATGCAGGATTTTCCTGTTTCATTCTGTTGCAGTTTTATAGATTTCACAAAGCTTCATGATGGCCTCTTCCTGCTTTATCATGCCGTAACGGTTTTTGATGTCGTTGAGCACCTCCAGGAAGGCCAGTTTATTCGTATGCACCATGACCAGTTCGAACAGGCTGTACCCGTCATCGGTCAGTTTCGGCTTTTCAGTCTCAACACCAGTTCCAGAACCGGAGCCGCCTGCCGTGGTCTGGTCCACCCATACCGTAACCCCCCAATCATCCAGGGCCTGTTCATTCCAGTCGTTGGCGAGCATATCAAAATCCCATTGCCCGAAGGAAACATTGTCCTTGATGGTGAATTCCAGTAATTGTTCGTCTGTCAGGCCATTGGCGACCATTACAGGCACCTTTTTCAGCCCGGCGGCCCTGGCTGCACGAAGGCGCATATTACCGCCTAAGACCAGGAAATCACTGTTTACGACAATGGGCCGGAGGCGAAGCATTTCCGGGAACCTGGTGATGGAATTCACCAGTTTTTCAAAATTAGACTCGGTGATGGTGCGAGGATTGTCCGGGTTCTCCTGCAGTGTGGCAATATCTACCTCCTGGAAAAGTGCAGGCTCCGGCTTTTGGGTCTTGGCCATTGGGCGTATTTGCTACAAATATACGCCTCCAGATATTTCTGTCAAGGATGCCAGGTATCTCCGGCCTCTTCCATGATGACCCGAAGGTCATCGAGAACGTTCTGATAGTTCTTTGCTGTATAGCGCAAAACCCTCCACCCGGCCACCGTTGCAGCATTATATTTTTCAATGTCTTTCAGGTAGCCCCCGGTTGCGGTGTGTCCGCTCTTCCCGGTCTTTGGTTTGAATAGGCCTTCGTATTCGATGGCAACCTTGTATTTCGGAATGGCATAATCAAAACGCCACAGACGTTTCACATAAAACTTATACTCGCGTTCGAAGTCCAGGCCCCGAACCGAAAGCAGGAGGATGGTAAGCTTGCCCTTCCACCCTCCGTCTTTCTGCAGCTTCCGGTATTCAGATAGTGGTATTTCCATATAGTGCTACATCTATTGCTCTGTGCTGTAAAACGTTAGGGGTCATGTACCCGTGCTGTTTCGTAATTTTATCCTTTCTGGTCTTCCACCGTTTGCGCTGCAGCCATAACCGGGCCGCATCCGGCATGATGAAACTGTGCCCATAGGTGTCTTTGATTTCCACCAGGTACCCATCCCGGAACATACGATACAGTTTATGGTGCGATATTTTAAGGATGGGTTGGTGGTTCCTGGCATAGATGCACCACTCCTTCCCGTCACCCGTGTCACCACGTTTTGCAACGATAGCCCCGGCTGTGCAGGCCAGGAGCATCAGGGTGCTGTAGTCACTCTCTGCAGGTTTGTGGAATTTGTATCTTGATTTTTTCATGGCTGTAACAAGTCTGGGTTATCGTGAATGTTGCCGATGAACACGGTACTGAATTCCATTCCAGGAACTTCTCTGATGGTAAAGCCTTCTTTTTCCAGGGCTTCAATTGTGATGGGTGTCTTACTCATTTTTTGGGTGTTTTGATGTTATATAATCGGAATAAACTTTGCTGAATTCTGCATCCGTTGGCTGCTCACGTTGCGGTGACTGGTGACGGTGGTGCAGGTGTTCACTATTCGCCTCTGCTATTTCCAGGCGTTCTTCCAGGTAGGTGTCCATCCAGGTCATGATGACCTGTCCATCGATCCGGTTATACACCTGGCCGTATTTACCTGATTTTGCTCGGTCAAAGCAAACGCGGAGGTCTTCCAGTTTCAGCATCCAGAACTTGTCCAGTACCAAATCGGCGGTCTGTGCTATCTGTCGGTCATTCATCGGTTGGCCAACGTTGAAGAAATCTATCAGGTCACAGATGGCTAACACAACAACGGCCCTGGCCACATGGTCACCGTATTCCTTCCGGTACCCTGAAAGGGCATGGCTCTCCACGGCTATAGCCTGTTCAATCGTCCTTACCTTCGTTGCGCTGTAGGATATCTGCAGCAAGTCGGTCGATTGTACGGCCTGTACTTCCTTGCCTTTTGTCTTTTCTGGCAGTTTGTTTGTCATATCTTACCTCCTGTATTACGGTTTGTAAATTGTTGCTGATGGATTTCAGGCTTTTCTGGCCCCAAAAATCATGGTCTTTTATGGCCTCTGCGAGCCGTTCCCACTCTTCCAGTGGTGTAGTACCACTGATGCCGTTATTTTTCAACCAACGGGCCAGAAAACGGCTAATTCGGCCCAATGCGGGTGTATCTTCATCCCGGTCATGGATGTGGTCAGGGAAAAACCGGGCATAGACGGCCCAAAATCCATATAGTCCGGCCGTTTCCTGGAAGGGATTTTCTGCAGGGCCAGGGCCATCCTTTCCCCCTTCCATTTCCTCTTCCATTTCCTTATCCTTATCCATAGGCCCTTCGAAGGGCCTTCCATGCCCCTTTAATAGCTGTCCATCTGGTGTGGCCAAGCCATACTTCACCAGGGCGGCAATGATTGGTCGGTGAGCCGGGTTGGCCGGGCTAAGTTTCCGGTACTGAAATTCCACAAATGTTCGTATCCACCAACGGCCATTTTGCAGTTGCACGATACGCTCCTGGTCACTATTGTACAGGTGCAGGGCTTGTTCCTTTGTGACGGATGTGGCAGGGGTGGTGCCAAGGTATATGTTGGTTATCTCAAAGTCTGGCACCCATATTCCAGCATTGTCACAGTCGCAAGTCATGTAATCCCATAGCACCTTATACTGCAGTGGAAGGCTTCGCATCCAGGGGTTCTTATACTTGGTCGTGTCTGTAAATCGCTTACCCATTGAATAGTGTTTGTTGTTGCTGTGTTTCATTCAGGGCCGCATTCAGAGCATTGACCACTTCCTGGATTTCTCGGACGCGGCTTTTCATGCTCCTTATCTGCTGCTCTTTTTCCTCTTTCGTACTGGCCAGGTAGTAACCACGATGGTCGGCGCAAATAAACATCCGACGTTTTACCCGAAGGTGATGCACTGCCTCCCGTAGTTGTGCGCCGCTCGCTTTATAGCCCCTGGCCCTTAGTGCTGCCATTATTTTCGGCCCGGTAATAGCATTGGCTGCTCCTATGTGTTGTTGCATTCCTGCAGCAACTGCGGCTACCAGTCTTACATCTATTTCCTTGCTCATACCAGGTAGAATTTCTCAATGGCACCATCATCACCACTGGTTCGCTTTCCTATCCGGCTGTACGTCACCAGAACAGGCCCAGACACCGGGAGGTCTGCCAGGGTAATATCCTGGTAGGTATCTGTTGTAGGTATGTATGTTTTGATACGGTTCCGGCATTTGTAGCCCTGTATGAGTGCAGGAAATTTCCCGTTCCAGATGTAGGAGCCATACCCGGCTGCATACATACCATCGATTGATTCCAGTTCAGGGTTTTCAGGAAAGTAAAACCGTAGAACGCCCGCCTTACTTATACGGTCGGCCAGGCTGCGAAAGTGTTCGTTTGCCATGTTCAGTGTTTTTGTTGTTCAATGTTACAGAAACTTTGTCATAGGTATAGCTTTTCCAGTGTTGGCAGGGTTTCAGCATCAATGCAGTTTTCCCTGAATGGACAGTCCTGGCATTTGCTGTACTCTGGCTCTGCAGGAAATCCGGTTTCCTCCCACAATGCCATGCGGTCTTTCACGGCCTCTATTTCATTCTGGTGAGCATCCAGGGCTTGCTCGCTGCATACCACCTGGACAAACCGGAACCATCCAGACTTGCCAACAATGAAGAGGTAGAAAGGAATGAATTCGCCGAAACGCCTCTTATGCAAGAGGGTGTAGTGCCTGGCCTGTGTCATATCCACATTTTCCAGGTCTGCCCATCCGTGCCAACGGTCATCCCTTCTGGTTTCAGTGTATTTCAGTTCCAGGAGTGCGCCTCGGCCCTGGAACTGTATTGCTGCATCCACCCAACCACTCAGCTCATTATCCTTATAGTTCAGTTGGCTTTCAATGATGGAAATGCCAAGGCCGTGAAAGGCCTTTTTTGTTCGGTTGGCCAGGTCAATTATTTCACTGGCCCATCCGGTAGGCTCATCCGGTTCCCGGTCATCAGGCAGGCGGTCTATAACTGCCTGCAGTTGCTTATCGGTTCGCTTTCTGACTTCCGGATTTTTGGTGATGCGAAGGCGGCCAACCAGGTAGTTCCACTTGGTTTCTTTTGATGCTGACTTGGGAGGCTTCCGGTCTTTTCCCGGCTTCATCGGTACTTCGAACTGGTCACGGCTGTTGGCACCGAGCACCAGTTGTTCAAAGTACAGGCCCTTCTGCATGACGGTGGTAGGTTCGATGCGCTCATGCTCCACGAACTTGCGCCGGATGTATTCCGGGCATTCGCCATTCCGTACAGCCTTCATGAGGCTACCTGTGATGCGATATGTATTATCTGCAGGCATTTGGCCCTCCGCTTTGGTACTGGTAACTGTTCCACCTTGGGAAACAGGAAGAGGTTCCGGCCATCAGTGTAATGGCCAGGATGATGTAGAATAGTCGTTTCATTGTTTTGTTATGTTTATTCGTTCACAAATCTTTCAGCAAGTCCGGCATAGGAAGCATCATTCATGACCTTATCCCGGTCACGGTTCACATCCCGTCCGAATATCCGGCCTATCTTTTCTGCAGCATCTTTCACGGCGAGGCTTTCGGCTGCAGGAGCACCCATCTGGATGGCCATGGTTTTCATCTGCTGAAAGTCTATGGCCCCGGCACCCTTTGCCGTCTGGATAGGCATAGCACCGATGCCATCCTGCCATTCCCATGTTCCGTCTATCGGGTTCCAGTAGTGAAGCCTCACCGTGACCACAACACTGTTGGCCACCAGTTGCACAGTCTTCACCTCCACCCTCCACCGGATGAATATCTTCGTCAGTAGGTATTCCACCCGGCCTATCGGGATATACATATGGCCCGGCACCTGTGGATGCTCTGCAAGCCATTCGTTCTTCGGCGGGTTGTTCAGTAGTGTAACCAGTTGGTTCTGTGGCAGGAGGTCATCTGCCTTGTACAGTTCATCCAGGCTTGGCAGGGTGACTGCTTTCGTGTTCGGATTGCTCATGCTTCCTCTTTTGTTTTGATGATTACCTCACGGTAAAGACGGTCAGTAGATACCTGCAGTATTTCAGCAAGCTTGTACAGTTCGTTGAATGATGGCTGCACTGTGTTGTTGCACAGATAGGTAAGCTTGTTTTTTGTCCAGTTCATCCGTTTCATAACGAATGCCCTGGCATCATCCTCTGATTTGCCTTTTGCCTGGCCATAGTCTTTGATGGCATCGGCGAGGCGGTTTTCCAGTCGTTTTTTCATTTCTGCTTTTTGATGGTGTTAAATTCCAAGTTGTCTGTTGCGCTCCTGCACCCGGTCCTGTTCATCACGGTAGTTCTGATAGGACTGGTCCATGAGGTCATCAGCCAGGTCTTCCAGTTCGAACACATCTGTACTTCGGCACCAGTCCACTATCTGCTTCATTTCAGGGATGAAACAGGTGTCCAGTAGTGGTACCAGGTTATCCAGTTGTTCCGATGTTAGAATGGCTGCAGGCTTCATGTCCGGGAATGGTAATGGCATAGGCATCGGTGTCCAGGAAAGCCTTTGGGCGGCCTCGTTTTCCAGAGCCTGCTCTACCAGGCCAACGTGACCGACCCGCTTGCAGAAGTCGCTTACCAGGATGGTATGCTCTTTCATGTCTGCAAAGTTTTTCAGTAGATAGCACAAATCTTTCAGTGCCTGCGGAGATAGTTTGAAGTACATAGTTCTGCGTTTTGTTGTGATAAAGTTAGTTATACTTTTTGATGTTTCAAATACTTAATGCTCTGATGGCAGATATACCATATAGGTTGTATGGATGGCTCCCTGGTATTGCACCTGTGTCGGTGCAGCAAAAAGCCTTAACCCTCCCTGGTAATCAAAATCGGTGAACGGTACGGGTATAGTCACCAGTGCCCGGTCATTTCCATCTTCAATGGTTATGACTGCACTGCTGTCATCTACCATCCTCAGTTTGATGGCCAGGAATTCAAAGTCAGGCAGTAATCCTTCCATGGCCTGTCGGGCCGTTTCGGGGTGCATCTTGGGCGCAATCTGGTCCAGTAGCCAGTAGCACCCGGCACCTTGTAATAGTGCCCTGACGCCTTCCGAATAGGCTATCTTCCAGAATGGGTGCATATAGGTCTGTTCGCTACCAGTGTATTCCAGGTAATCTGCATTCGCTTCGTAGGTTTTCATGCTTTGTTCTTTGGTTTATGTTTTGCGAATAGGTCTGTCAGTTCTTCATCTGATATATCTGCAGGCGTTTTCTTCATACCATCTGCAGCACCACCGCTATTGAGCATATCCAGGATGCCAATGGTGGATAATACCGCCATTGAAGGGCGCAACATTTTTTCTTTTCCTCTTCTGGCAGGTCATCAAACAGGGTGGTCATTTGGTCAGAGAGCGCAAGGAGAGTTTCAGTTGCCTCTTTGATGGTTTTTGGTTTCGGATGTGTAATCATAACAGTTCGTGCATTTTGGTGATGTGATTGATGTAGTACTGGCGAAGGCGTTTTGCTGCCATCTTTGCAATGTCCAGGTCGTGATACATCTGTTCTTCTGTCTGGAACAGGCGAGCGGTATCAAGTGGTCTGACCCTCTGGAATTCTTTCAGGTTGTCATAGGCCCTCAGTAGTTTATCATCTGCCCTGGTGATGCAGCTAATAATGCGTTGCGCTTTTTGAAGTTGAACCCTTTGGTTGTATGCTCCGAAGTCTGTGTTTTTTCCCATTGTTGTATTGGTTTTGTGATTAACGGTTAAGTGATTGCTCATTCCATTCCTGCAGTTGCTTTTCTTCCATTGCCTTGTTTACGCAACCAGCTTTCGGCTCTACCGATTTCAGGAAATCAATCACATCCTTGTCCAGGAAAGGGTGTTTGTAGTCAGGGTGTGTTGGGTCAGTTATTATTTTTCCGTGTTTTGTTACCACAAAGTAATGGTAACTTTCGGAAACATCAAAATATTTTGAAAACTTTTTTTTCAGAAAGGTTAAGGGGTTAATCCCTTACTCAGATTTCTGAATAATCTTAATGTTTTTTATTGCATTGGCCATTACGGTACGGGGGGGGGGGCGATTTTTGCCCGCAATGCTTACCTGATAATGCTTCCAGGTGCTTACCTGGGATGGCATCTATATCAAACCAGAAGGGCTCCACATGGGAGCCCTCCGGTAACAAAACACGAACTATTCAGGGAACACGAACCTGTGTAGCATTACAAAGGTAGTTTACCTATACGGCACTGTCAAGGGCTTTCTGGCCATCAACGAAAACGGTGGCCACCATATAGTCTGCCTCCCATCCGGCAAGTTCAACGCCGTGTACATCCCGGTTCACCTTCTGAGTGATGACCGATGCAAGTGCAGCCTGTTGAGCATTCACACCCTTCGGGGTCATGCCTTTCAGGTTTTCAAAATACTCTTCTGTCACGTCATGGATATTCTGGATGTGGTCTGGCAGGTCCACCAGTTCCAGAACTATTTCTCGCCAATGGGTGCGAAGCCATTCCAGGAACCAGTCATCAAACTGGAACTTGGTCTGGCCAACGAACCAGTCAAATGCATTCCCTGTAGGGGTGTCCTTTTCAACAGCGTTCCCGATGGCCTCTGCAACCGCAATGGCCTTTTCAATGATGGGTTCGCTGATGTCTTTTGCCTCAATAATGAGTTGCAGGATAAGAGTCGGAAGCTTTGCTACCAGTGCCCGCAAGTCAGTCAGGAAATCCGTACCGTCTTTCTTGCTGAACAATTTAATACCGTTCTTCTTTGACATAGTTTATTTGATTTTTAAGTGTCCGTAAGTTTCCTGCAGACCGCGATTGTACAGGGTTTCATCATTGTGGCCATCAAACCAGGCTTTGAATGTATAGTCGCATCCCGTCTCCGGGTCTCCGCTATCAATGCCGTATGTGGTGGTCTGCGTATCAAATCCCCAAAGGAGCCATAGGTGAAGATTTTCATTCCAGATGTTTTGCCCGTTCCTGTCACTCCATCGGTATATGTTGTAGAACTTCACCCGTTGCCCGGTGACCGGATTGGTGATGACCTCCCAAACATTGAACAGGTCACCATCCGGGCAATACACTGGCACCATTTCACGCATCATCTTCTGCAGATGGCTATGGTCACGGAAGGAAACGTATTGCTTGCCTGCAAATAGGTCTTCGTGCAGATAGGCTTCGTTTTCGGGTATGCCTACATCATAATAGGCCGGGTCCGGAGCATATACCTGGTCACCCTGCTTGTTGGTCATCCACTTGTGAGGAACCACATCCAGGATGGTCGCTGAGCTATCAAACGCCCGAGGCAACACCTCATAGTCTGCAATACCATAGTACCGGAGGAAATCACGGAACTGCGTTTCGTTGTAGAATTCAAGCGTGTCGCTATCAAGTGCCTGCATCGGTGGTTGAGTAACGCCTCCGCAAATGGTGGTGTCACGGGCCGTGACCACCTCTGTTGTGATGGTTCTCGGAACCACCTGGAATGGCTCGCATCCCTTGCAGTATTTCCAGTGAAATAGCATATACCAAAACCGGGTGCACTTCTGGCAGGCAGCATCATGGATGGTATCAAAGACAACCGTCTGCACCATGGCCGTATCGTAGATGGTGTATGTCAGGCAGCTATCCCCTAATGCTGCAATGGTTGGAGCATATGAGGTGTTTTTCCTCGGCGGGTCACCGTAGATAATGCCATACTTATCGGGTGCTATACCATTGTGGATGCAAGTATAGTCAAGGTATTCGGTTGCTGCAGCCAGGAATTCAGCGACAAACACCGCGTTGGCGTATGTGTCACCGATAAGGGCGGCGGGTTGAGTGTTGAACTCGGTGCAGATAATACCACTTGCGTAGGGGTATTCATCCTTCCAGGACTGGAATTCTACGGCGAATGACCAGGCCCGGAACTGAGATATGGCCAGGATGGTGTCTATCGGGCTCTCCAGTCCACTGTACTCCCTTCCATCGTAGTACCTATGCCTGTTCACCAAATCGCCTCGCCAAGGGCCTGCAATGGCCGCCTGTAGGCTATCTGACCACTCCTGGTGGTCTGGCCTGTTCCTGGTGCCTGTTGGGGTGGCCGGGTGAGCGACGGGATAGCCGTTGTCAGTTAAGTACGGACGCAAACGATTAACTGCTGACCTGTAGGCAGAAAAATCGTGACCGAACTGGCTGTAGGTTTCATTACCCATTTCCACGGCCACCACATCAACATCAAATTCTCGAAGGTATTCCAGGGCGTAAACGGTGGCTTCCGGGCTGATGAACATATTGGCAACCCATATGACCTTCAACCCGGGCATATCTCCGGCCAGGGCAACTACATCACTCAGATAGGAGTAGTTTGGCTGTGCGTCTGCCTTTCGGTGCCATTTCTGGATGGCATTGGCCTGGTCTTCCTCATCAGGGCTTCCGTATTTCGGCTGAATGCTGTCTATCCCGGCATACGTCAAACCCCAACCGGATGGAACGCGGGGGTCGGCGAACTTCGCTATTGCGCCGCCGGGCACCCGTAGTACAAAATCATTCTGGCCAACATCCTCTGTCAGCCAGGTGAGTGTTTCAGGTGTCGCATTCTCAAAGAACCCGGCACCATTAACGCCGACTGCTTGCCCGTATGATGTGAGGGCGAAAGTCAGCAATGGTATAAGGATGTGCTTCATAATACAAACCTACACTGTCCACCGGACAAAGTAAAGACCCGGCGAAACGGATGCCGTACTTTTCAAGCCGGCCATTAATCTGAATGAGTGCAGAAATATCAGGCAACCGACCTTTCCTGCTCTTTTTTGACTGCAAGGTCATAGTCTCGAACGGTTATCCAGATTTGCTCACCACGGTTCAGGGCATCGATGGCTTTCCGATACAGGTCTATGTATGCCAGGGTGCTGCTCTGTATCACCTCCGGGCCGCCTTCGTCTATAACGGCCACGGCACCCGTGAGAATGCATCCGGCTGTGTCGCGTTCATTGTTCCCGATGTGGATGAGAATGTATTCGAACCCTGGAACATCCTGCAGCCATAACATACCACGGTGGATGCTTCTGATGGTTGCATTTTTATGTTCCTTGTACTTCTGGTGAAGGGAGCCCTCTGTGCGGAGTAGTATTCGGTAACGCCCTGCAGGGATGCGGGTTTCCCCCCATACCTTCTTTGCCCGGTATTCGTCTTCCAGGGAGAAGCACTGCAGGGAGCCATCAATGTGGATTACTCCTATAGTGCTGTCCGCATCACTCCCTATTCTCGTCAGTAGTATTTCCACCCTGTCCTGTTTTTCTTAGACTGATAGACCGAATAGTTTCAATCCAGGCCTTGGGCGGATATTTCTCACCACTTACGACATAGATGTTTTCAGCAATGCTAAGACCTATCCACCACAAAAGTGTAAACTGTGCGCCGTCCTCAAAGAAGCCACCGAAATATCCTTCACCAGCTCCCCACTTCTGTGCGAATGCTACGATTACCATTACGCCAAAGCTGACCACTATTTTGTCAAACACTTTTCCCACTCCATCTATACGGAGTGTACCTTTTCGTAGGTGCTTATACATACCAATGACCATGTCCGATATCAATAGCACTGTCAGCCAAATAAGGAAATCGGCCTCCGCATCCATGAATGGCTGAAAAAACCCATAGATGGTGGCCGTACCAAATCCAAGAGGCATATCAGAAAGTACCTGCTGAATGCTCGCTTTTACATTGACGGCCCGAGTTATTATATCCATAATATTCATGTGTGAGGGTTAAGGTGATGAAAAAAGGGGAGGGCGTTTTGCAAACCCTCCCGTTATATTGTCACCCGTTTAGCTGACCACGAAGCAGATGAAGATGCCATCCGGAGCGGTGTATGGAGTAGGCTCGCTGTCGCTGCTCCACTTGACCATTACCTCCCATACCACCTGGCTTGCCGTGTCATCTTCGATGGGTGCCTTGGGAAGCACCTGGCAAACCTTATCGGTCATATGGATTTTGGTTTCGGTCTTGTAGGCAACGCGGTAGTTCTGGAACCTTTTCATGTTCTGATAGAAGTCGCGGTTATCCGCATAGTTCTCATCATAGTACGTCAGGCTGTAGTTGGTGCCGATGTACTTGGTACTCTGGTCTCCATATCCAGGGCCTTCCACCGGGCTTCCTCCATCAAAAGTACCTCTGGTATTGGGTACTATGATGACATCGCCGTTGTTGATGGCATTGTACCATTCCGTATAGGATGTTGGGTCGCTGAACTCATAGTCATCTTTGATGAACGCTATGGCTCGAACACGACCACCCTCCGGGTCCGGACAGTCTGAACAGGTATGTGTCAGGTCCAGGGCGTCACAGTCTGTGCTGTAGCTGATGGCCATCATAAGGGCTTCCTTCGGGCCTGGAACGGTGATAGAGGTGGTGAAAAGGACGGCACCGAGAACTGCCATAGCCAACGGTTCCATCTGCAGTTCTGCACCTGCAAAGAGGGTGACTGTACAGGCGAAAAGTAACGCTGTAAGTACACCGAATGTTTTTCTGGTATTCATAACAATGGTTTTAATTGCAGTCGCAAAGAGAGAAGCACGAAATATTGTATGTGCTTTCTATTGCATAGTTGATAGATATCAGTATTCCGTTTGGCGGCAGTGCAAAGTCTTGGCCAGGATATTCCTGTGCCCATACAGAACGCGGGTTCAAATTTGAACTCACTGGTCTAAAGATAACCGTTTTCAGTTTGTACTCAATCCGGTCGGCTTTTGATATGATAGGAAATGATGAGATAATGGCAGCTTCCACCTCTTCTGGTGTCATCCTTACCTTGGCCCGGTTCGCATATACGATGGCCCTCATGCTATCGGTTTCACGCTTTACAATCTCATCACCAAAAGACCTGGCAGGAACATCTGCATAGGCAATATTCCCGGCGGCATGGTATATGATGATTGGCTGAGTGTCATCTACACCAACGTACTGGTTCACATCATAGTTGTCTGTCATTACCGGAACAACCAGTCCTTCCCTTTCAACATAGTTCACCAGGCCATGAAATGAACTTCCCTCAAAACGAGGGTCATCCAATGTGGCCTGGATAGCCAGATTGTAATGTGATACCAGTTGTTTAAGATACTGCATCAGCCAGTTCGTTTACGAATTCTTCTGCAATGGCATCCACCATTTCATCCTCATCCGGGGTGAGGGCGGTAAGGATTTTCTTTCCATACCTCTGTTCATTCCAGATGGCTTTGTCATAGTTCAGTTCATTGCTGTACCCGATGCCATAACCACCTTCCACCGGGAGGGCCTTCATGTCGTTCTCCATTTGCCTGGTGAGGCTGAGAACTATATCCGGGCTCCCTGTGCGCATATAGGGCGGCTTCTGGCGGCGTTTGAGATATTCCGGGGTGTAGGTACCTATGTCGTTTCCATTTGCGTCCTTGCCCTGCGTATGCACCCTGTCACGCACAATCGGGAGCATGGTAGTCGCAATCCTTTCGGTAAGCGGCACAGGGTCCAGGATAAGGCCGATGGTCTGCATCAGCTTATCTATCTCATGTACTATGTTCGTATCAAGGCGCATCACATACGGTTTTCACGAACAACGATTGGGGCATTACAGTCCAGGCAGCAATCACCTCCATTCAGGTCTATGCCGGAAATAACCATTTGCAACTCCTGTTGCATCAGGTTTTCGTACATGACCTGTAGTTCTGCAGCCTTGGTAGCATCTATGCCTACAGTCCATCGGTTGATGGCACTGGATGCCTTTCTGGTCATCATCATTTCAACAGCCAGAAGGTAAGCCCATGCCAGGGTAAAACGGTCTTTTGTCTGACATACTATGTCATTAAAGCTGCACCCTATACTGAACACACCAGTAACGCCATTCGTGTCATAAGTCAGCGTTATGTTGTCATCAGTAAGCCCGGTTGCTTCTTCACTGGTGAACCCTCTGATGCCTGCACCACAGTCCACATCATTCCAAAAGCCGCAACATCCACCGACCCATTTTCTGATTACATCGGAACTGATGCTCTGCTGAACAAGGTCTGTATAACAGTCCACCGATACAGCAATGCGATAGGCATAGTACCTGGTGTTCACATTGATAGTATTCCAGGCATTGGCCTGTACCGATGCGGTTGCAATGGTATGAGTACCCAAAAGGGTACCCGTTTCCAGGTTCCATATTTTGAACACGATATCGGAGCCTCCGTCTGTGGCATAGTATGATAGTTCCTGGATGTAGATGTGCTGCAGGGCCGAACTGACAAGGCGGTTCGTATTTTTTGCTGCAGTCATGATGACCAGACCAACGGTAGCATTTGTACCACACGGGGTGGTCTGTGATGTATCAATGAATTTCAACACATCCGTACTTTCCAGAACGGTCCGGAGGCGGTAGCGTTCCGAAAACGCTTGGGTTACCAGGGTTTCAAAACGCCTTGCGCTCCGTTCCTGCAGGTCTGACCAAACCTGCAAATAGGTTTCTTGCTCTGGTTCTGCAATGGCAGACCAGGATTGCAAAGGCAGACCAGGGATGAGCCTGTTGATGTACAGGCTCACCTCACCGGCTGCAGCATTGCACCCTTCAATGCCAATGTAGTCTATCAGACAACGCACTGTTGCTGATTAGCAAGTTTCACACTCATTGGTGATGTTATACCACAGAGTACCATTGGTACCATACAGCGGGTCGCTGCTGTTGTAAGCATCACCAGGGATGTTGAACTGGTCGAAGTAGGCCGAAACAGTCAGCACATAACCACGGTCAAACCTTCTGGTTCCACCATAGCTGTTCACTGTGATGTCGGTCGGGCAGTCAATATACCTCAGTTGAGCATCCAGTGTGAACGGTGCCAGGCTCATGCCGAACTGGTCCACGATGGGCGGGGTCATGGTGAAGAACTTCGATGTTCCATGCTCACCCGCAAAAGCACCTTTGTACTTGTTACGATGGAGCAGAGAAACTGCACCAGGCTCAAACACACCGATGTCATCAGTTCCCCAAGCGGTTGCGGCCTTGCGGTCGTAGAAGAACCGATAAGGGAAGTTCTGGTTGTTCTGGCCTGCCTGATTGATGCCTATCATGTTTGCCATTCTCTGGACATGGTAGTTGTTGAACAGGCCGGAACCCACGATGATGGGTGTCTGGTTGCTGAACTCATTCGTTACCAGGTCAGCCAGGATAAGACCGAGGCCATCACTCAGGTTGTTGATGGTACCGTCCTTGCTAATGTTGATGTCAGGAGGAACGATGACACCTGTACGGGCGTTCTTACCGAAGTTCGAAGCCTGCAGAGAGATGAGGTCGTTATCTATGGCCTGGAACAAGCCATTCAGTTGTTCAATGATACCACCCAACAGCTCATTCATCATAGGGGTTGCAGGCTGACCCACTAATACAGAACGAAGTGCTTCCGCTTCATATCTGGCCAGGGTTGGTTGGTCAATACCGATGGCCACGGCCCGGAAAAAGCGCAACGACACATCAGCTTCCTTGTACACCGGGATAACATCCAGGTCACAAGTATCGCTTTCTTGCGTGTTGTCTTCTATGCCGCGTTCACGGTACTTCACTTTCATTTCACGGAAAGTGCCTTCGTTGCCATCCCATCCATCATTCAGAACCTGAACGCGGGGGTTGGAACGGTTCTGCAGAAGCATCTGCAGATATCCAGGGCTTGTTACTTTTAAGCCGGGATAAGCCGGGCCTGTGGCTTGTGCCAGGTGCCGGAGAAAATTCGGAACAAAACCTAACATGGTTAAAGATTTTTAGCGTTATGAAACGCCGTGCCTAACCTTTAGGTGCCAACGGGAGCCTTCGTTGCATCTTCGAAGTTCTTGAGGTCGTCATTTGCGGCCTGGTGGAACAGATGCGCATTCGGGTCTTTTTCGTTGGGGTTCACCGGAGGAATAGGATTTGGCGGATTGGGGTCATCAGGCTTAGAGGCCTGCAGCACCTTAGCGTTTGCCAGGGTGGTTTTTACAAAATCGTCATAGCTTACAGTACGGTTGCTTTCGTCAACGAAGTCCGTACCTTCTGCTGTTTTCAATTTCTTCACTCCACCTTCAATGACAACAACTGCACCACGGGCGGCCAGTTGTGCATCCAGGATGCTCTTTGCCGTTTGCATGATGATAGTTCTGTCCATTTCCTTCGGGAATGCATATTGGAATCCGGAAAGGTCGGTCATAATGCTGTGGTTCAGCAATGCCGTATTGTACTCACTTTCCTTCTTTTTGATGGCCGTTTCGTGCTCTTTTTTCAGAGTAGTGATTTGGCCGTTCAGGGTATTGACTTGGGTGCGTAGCGTTTCCAAGTCCTTGTTCGCGTTCGCATCCGGTTTCTTGATGTTGTGCAGATAGTCAAAAAGCATCACTGCTCTTTTCGTACTGCTTTTCTCATTAAGAAACTTGGTGCGGTCTTCCTCCGCAATACCATACTTCTCAAACGCATCATTCAGTTCAGCGTCCAGTCCGTTGTATGCTTCGGCAAAAAATGTCTTTTTCATTTCCTTCCTGATGTCGGGATGCTGCAGGGCAATTTCCTTCGTCATCAGTCGGCTGTCCAGGGTGTTAAACAGTACGGGTTCCACCTCCACCTCGGTCAGTGCTGCATTTTCAATGAGTGCAGACAAGTGTTCATTGGTGGCCGGGATGCCTGCCTTTTCAAACAGGCTTAGAATTGCAGTGGTCAACTTCATTCTTCTTTATTAACGGGTGTTTCAGTATTGGCAACGGCTACAGCTTGCTTAGCCTTCGCCTTCTGGTCTTTCAACTGCTTGCGAAGTTTTTCTATCTCCGCATCCTTGGCACTGATTTCCTGTGAGTGCTTGGTGATGACAGTTTCGATGGTCTTTGTGATACCAGTCTGCTCATCTTCTGGAAGGCCCTTCTGGAATTCTGCGCCTTTGGTATATGGATAGATGCGGTCGCGTTTCTCTACCGGGAGACAGGCGTTTGCCTTCTGGATGGTCTTTGCTACAGACTTCAAAACCCGGGTTCTCATTCCACTCGGCTTGATGACCAACAGGTACTCGCTGTCAGGAAGATTATTCGCCATTTCGGTCATTTGTTTTGCCAAAGATATGTATTGGCCTTGACAGTGCGCAAGGGGATGGATACTTTTGTACTAAGTAACTGCTATGCCTAACCCAAAAGTATTCGAAGGGAAGAGCCTGCTTATTAAGGATGTGCCAATTGATGTACAGGAAACACTGATACAGCAAATGGCTGATGATAAAGATGCCTGCAACGGGTGTTTCAGAACTCAGGAACAGGCCCTGTACAAAATAGTGAGGGAGTATAAAATGAACCAGGATGCAATGAAAGCCCTATCCGAATTGGTCAAAAAACCATTTGGTGCGAAAGGTCACCTGGAAGCATGGGGCCGGGCAATAGATATAGTTGTCAAGCATGAAGCCACCACACGAAATAGAAATGGACATGGCTGAATTTCCAGAAATATTGGATTTTTCTAATCCAAACATCCAATACAAGGCTATTCTGGATTTCAGAAAGGTGCTATCTAAGTACTTCCGTGTGTCTACTCCTGGTGATATTCCAGGTGGCCAGGAAAGGACTACCTGTTCAACACTTCCTCACACTTCCTGATAAATGCACCACGGGCACTCGCATTCATCCGGCTTTCAAATGCATGATATATTCCAGGATAGTACAGGGTGCCGATGCCAAACTTTTCACCAGTTGAAAGGCTCCACCTCGGGTCTTCAACACTCAGTATTGGCAACAGTTGTATGTTCACATTGTTGGCTCTGCAGGCATAGGTAAGTTCGGTTCCTACATCACCTCTTTCAGTAGGTACAAATGATGGCCTCCCGGCCTTCTCATACAGGTCCATACGGATAACAACAAATGCCGGGCTTGCATAGTCTATACAATCAATGATGTGGTTCGCATTCTGTGCTGCTCCGACTATGGCATTATAGCTTTGAACCTTTCTTACAACATCGGTGATGGCATACTGATGGATAGGTATGCAGTCTATGTCCATCAGTATGACCATTTCTGCATCTGTATTTGCAAGCACCTCATCACAAGCCTCCGGGTGCTGTAAATCGGTAAGGTATTGCCGATGCACATTATCCAGTTGCAGGTGTTTCATCACTGCAGCCTGTGACTTTAGCACATCACCAGGGATGTTGCCGTTGTGTATGCTTACTATCTCTATCATAAGAACCTTACTATTCCAGTTCCAGACCAGTGTCCAACATCTGTCCAGTTCTCCTTCGGCTGTTTGATTTCAAACCAAAAGTGACCCATTTCCGGGTTCAGGTGGATGTCATCCAGAACCAAAAAGCCCTTCCACTTTTTTGCCTCCAGGAAGGAAATGAACTCGCGTTCCTGCTTCCCTTCGTGTGCCGCATCATAAAAAATCAAATCAGCATCCAGAACACCGGGGTAATTCTTTTCCAGGTGCTTCCAGTCCTTTTGGTCTGCAACGATATTGGCAGTGATATTCTCCGGCCAAGCCAGGGGTCGGTGCCAGTGCGGTTCAATATCCCAAGTTGTAACGCTGATGTCTGCATTGTGTGCCAGGGATAGCGAGCCGCAACCATCCAGGGTGCCGATTTCAACGATGGAACTACCAGGCTCCAACTGGTAACCCAACCAGGCAAGCAACCTGTAATGTTCAAGCCCTGCAGGGGCACCGATGAATTCAATGTTACGGCCTGACCTTGGATTGCACTTTGCCTGGATAGGCCTCATGTTGATGGCATCCAGTTCCAGGGGTGTCGGTTTCTGTATCATTTCAGTTTGTATGTTTCATTTGCACCAGTGATATCACTTATACCTTCGCGTTGTGTGGCCACATACGGGAAAACGGTATAGCTGTGGCCCTGGCTCGTGATGTATTCGGCAAATAACACATCGGCCTGTCCACGCAAATCCAGGGCATCCAGGGCCATTAAGTATGCACGGCGGTGTATGACATAGGCATGGGTTGTGTATGCCGTAAACAGCCGGAAACAGGCAAATCCGGCCTGTTCTTTCGTGTCGTTTATGTCATTGGCTCCGAGGTAGAACATATGCCAACCCGGGTCCACCTCTTCCATTTCCAGGAACGCCTGTTGCAGCCTATCAAATCCATCAATATCTATCACTGCATCATCTTCCAGAACCAGTATGTATTCGTAATCAGAAAGAAGAGCATCACGGATGACCCTGGCATGGCTCACCTTGCAGGCAAGTTCGGCCTGCCTGCGAGGATTTTCCTCCATAGGTTGGCCATTGATATGTAACTGTAACGCATCAACTGCAGGCCAAAGTAAATAGCTCCTATGCCACCGTTGCTGCTCTGCCATAAAATGAATTTCATCACGCCTGTCCTTTCGGCGTTCCAGATTGATGACATAGATGTGAGGGAATAGGGTGTTTATCATGCGGCTTTCAACTTATTCTTCACGGCCAAAGGTACCACAACGGCAGATACGGGCAAATACTGATGGCCGCAATTATAGCCGCCTCTGTACAGGTAGAAATTACCCGCGTTCGTTCCAGGAACAGCACCATACCAGAGGCCTGTTGTTTTGCTGACCTTATACTTTGTTCCGTCTATACTTCCACGGAGGATGATAGGTAACTCAGACTTATGCACCCATTTTTTATGGGTCATAAGTTGGCAAAACTGCCTGGTGGTTTCAATGTTTGAACCAACATACATATACCATTCCAGGCCCAAGTCCTCACTCACTATGGATGAGAACTGTGCAGAGAACTGGTTCAGACCATCCGTTACTATCTGTCGGCTCCATGCAGCAATCTTTCCGGGAGACTTTGATGTGCTGTCAGCCAGATATGCACTTATCTGCTTCACCAGGTCGGCATATGATGCACGGCCAGTTACGTTTTGCCGAATGATGTCTTCCACCTGTGTAACAATACCACTTTCAAAGCCGCTCCCGAGTAGTTGTTCCAGTACATAGGTTTTTGCCTGCTTAGTGATTTCTTTCAGGGTTTCTTTGTAGTCAAATTCAGCATCAATCGTTTTGAAATACTTTACCTGTAGTGCTGCGATGTTATCATACGACCTGAGAAATGCTTCAACGGCAGCCTTATATTCCGGATTAAGAAAAGACCTGTTGAGCCTCTTGCGTATGTCACGGATGATGGCAAGGTTTTTCTTATTCACCAGTACCACGCCGCGTTTCGTATCAAGCTGTTTCAGCAAGTCCACCACATCGGAAAATGCCCGCGTCTGTGCCCTGTCACTGGCCTGCAGAAAGCGTTCAACGGCAAGGTCTATTTCTTTCAGTAGGTCTTTCTGGTATTGTTCCAGGTATGTCATTCTTCTGGCGGCTCAGGGTCATTCGGGTCTGGTGGAACTGGTGGAACTGGTTCTGCAGGCGGGGCCGGGTTCGCCGGGTCAAATGGGTTGGCCGGAACTTCGACCTTTTTGCCTTCTGCAATGGCATCCAGTTTCGCCTGCGCCATTTCTGTAAGAATTGTAAGCTGCTCCTTCCGGCTCTTCTTTATGAATGTGCCGTTTGTTTCAACCATCTGTTCCCGGATGAACACATGGATGTAATTACTCAGCACCACATCCAGGTCCAGGGCGGTGCCACCAGAAAGCATAATTTCCTTATCATCAGCACCGATACCCGCAAACGGGTCCAGTTCAAATGACAGGTTAAGTTCATCCCTGGTAAGCGGCTCACTGCTGAACTCCCTTTCGGCAAGCTTTTTTTCTTTTGCAACCACAATGGCAGGGTTCACGTTGCCATCCTTCATGGCTTTGATTTCTTCCACAATGCTCCGGGCCATCAGGAAATTGTATTCTTTCGGAACATGGAAGGTTGGCATCAGTAACTTTCTGGCCTCTTCCGATTGGACAATGAGAGAGTACCGTAAATCAATGGCTATCCTACAGAATTCCTTTGCAATCCGGGCCAGGTCTTCCACGATGTTGTTCACGGTAGTATTCATAGCATCAGCATCCTGAGCTTTTGCAATACCACTTTCTGCAATCGGTATGGCATCGATGAACTGCATATTGACTGCACAGAGGGCCCGGTACATATGCTTATCTATCCGCTTATCCTGAACCTCAACAATGTTGGTGTCCTTCGTGATATATCCTGCAGGCGGGATGGGTACTGGTTGCTCGCCAACCTTCGGCGGCTTCACGTGCATACTGGAATACGGGGATGTGAGCACCTCACCCGTTCCATTACACTGAGAACAGGTTACCAGTTCCACGGGTTGGCCCTGGCGAACCTTTCCGATACCCTTACAGGTAGGACAGCTTTGATTGGCATACACCCATTTCTCGCTGTGGATGTGCTGCACAACCTCTGCCTGTAGGTCGCTGTATTCCCGGATGGCTTCATTAAGGCGGGGTAACATGGCAGAAAGACGGGATGTAAAAAGGTACCTGGTGCCTTTCTGTTTTTTGTACATCCCCCTGCAACTGATGATTGGAAGATACCCAAGGCCGTGATTCCATGTATCTGCAGCCTGGAATTTACCATTGGTGTCCTTCCTGTACAAAATCCATTCGGTCCTGTCTATCGTGATGAATGTTTCGCTATTCATATCACCATCATCATGGTCTTTCAACACGATATACTCACCAGGAATATAGTCCACAACCTGCTCGGCCCGGTACGGGAATGGGTACGGCTTCGCATATGAGGAAGCATCAGTGACACGCTCATATGGTTTCACTACAAATACACCATTAGCATCTGTCAGGTGGAACCGAAGGGATATACCAAAAAGCCAGTTCTGGATGTCTCCAAACACCGGGATGCCTTCCTGGAAATAAACACTTGGCCGCTCATCATCAGCCATTCCTGTTTCCTTCTCAGGGTACGTTATCACCCATCCGTCAGCCTTTCTCACCTTTGACAGTGCTAACCACACGGCATTCATCACCTCTTGTGTGATGGGCTGAAATATGGTCTTACGGTAATTCTGAATGTACTCGCTTTCAGATGGCCTTCTCATTTCGATGTAGCTTGCCGGGTATTCTCCATCAGCATGGATGCTCATGTCAAATGCCTCTTTTTTGGCATCATCGTAGAATGGCCCGGTTTTCCCTTCGATTAAATACTTCTTTAATAAATCTGCAGGCAACATGGTTATAGGTTTTTTCGGTCAGGGCTGAAAACAGTCTTGTCCTGCAGCAAGTATGGGTATTCGATACCCTCTTTGTAGAAAATGTGCCGAACCTGGGCGTTGTAAAAATCGGTCATGAAGAAAGAATGAGTACTCCCGCCTGTGCTGTAGCAACAGTAATGGGAGAACATTTCGGATGGGTTTTTGTGTAGCATTTTCTTTTCCACTACCTCCCAATATGTAGGCGTGTATGGCGTTTCGTGCGGCTCTATTCCGGTCTTTGCCATTGCAATGGCCATAGGCAGTTCATCCGGTATGCCACCGCCAAACACAAAGCTTTTCACTTTCAGGTTGTCATGAACCTGTACTGCCTTTGTGAACATGGCCTCAACAGCTTTCAACTTTCGGAAGAAAACAAACTCGCTGTGTATCTCAAAATAGTTCTTCCCTTCCAGGCCGTACACATCCCTGATTTCATTCACATCGGCCCAAAGGCTTGTTTCTGATGGAAGCTGCTCTGGACCCATATGCAGAACGCCCCTGTTCTGGATTGTGAATTTTTCTTTTGCCAGGCTGTTCATCACCTGTGATGGTTTAGGGCCACCAGGTAGCCATATGTTGTCAGCATCCAGGAATAGCGTATGCTCCCAAGGGCTCAGTTCGTACATATGAAGCTTTGCCCGGAATGGAGAAAACTGCCCTTTGTGGTATATGATGGATTTGGGTACCGGAATAAGCTTGTCAATGAATTTATCCAGGGCATACCTTCCGAGGTGGTTCAGGGCATTACCGGAAAAGGCAAGGGCTACCTTCATTTCTGGCTCCCGGTGTTTGATGGACACTGCCATATTAAATGCGAGCCGGCCATATTCCGGGGCACCAAATGCCATCAGTAGTATTCCTTTGTCAGACATCAGCAATAAGAATTTTGGTTATTGAAGGGTGTAGTTTGAAGTGCAAATGTGGCCCGACCAATTCCAATGTATCTACCTGGCTCATCCTGCCATTCGATATTATATTGGTTGTCATCCATACAGACATACTCGGTAAAATCTTCCTCTTCATCATCACGAACAGTAAAGGTATCGTGTTCCAGGGCCATAGTAAATGCCTGGTGAAACTGCTCCGTCTGGTAATCTACCAAAACCTGATACTGCTTTCGTACCACAGAACTGAGTTTCTTTGTAATTCCAGTGCTTAATGTGAAAACCCTCTTTTCTGTCGGGAACTGCGGGCTATGCATGGTCATAAAAACACGGGCCTTGTTGTAGTATGTGGCCCCTGTTCCAAGCGGGTCATCCTCATAGTAAAACCCGAATGCGTTTTTACCATTCGTGTACCGGATGCGCCTGGTGAAACATGGGTCTGCAAAGTATTTCAGGCAGTTACTGTATGCAGCAACGGTTCCGGTTCCACTGTTATACAGCACAAACAGAATGCACTGGCCATCATCTAATCCTGCAGCACAGAGGTCTGAAACAAATTCGGCATTAGGGATGTACGATACAACCTTGTCACCACTGGACAGTTCAATGACACGGCCGGAGTATGTTTCATGAAAGTATCCAGGAACAACAGGGTTTGAGGGAACAGTACCGCCAATGTAAACCCCAAGGGTAAGAGCCTCGGCCCAACCTGCAGCCGGGTCTTCTACATATACCTGAAATTCGTAATCTTCCAGGTTGAAGATAGGCAGGCATGGCTGCTCCGGGTCATCACACCGGACAATACATCCATAGCTTATGGATGCTGCACCCGCGTTTACCCATTGCAGGAAGCTATTTTCGTTGTTTACTATGGTATTGGCCATTGTTACTGCTGTTCAAACTCTACAACTACAGATACTATTCTTGCTGATGTAGCCAATGGCAAAAGACCGGAAACCTCTGCCGGATCCAACGCCCAAACACCTGATAAAATGCTGGCTGCTATTTTCATTGGTGCAATTTTATGTACAGTATTTTAGACAGCAAAGGACAGCTTTATTGTATGACGTAGCTGGCGGTTATGTTGACCTTAAATGTGGTGGTATTGCTGGGTCGGTATTCCACATAAATCAAATCACTGGTTGCATCTGCATACACACGGCCGGGACCACCGCTGCCATTTATTGGGGTGATCCAGCTCATATTTCCTATAACATCCTGGCTGGCGGTAAAATCTGATGTGAGTCCGGCCGGTAGTGTAAAACTTGCGGTCGTTAATGTGCTGTTGCTTGTAGCATTAATATCCACTTTAATATTAATCCAGACCATATTCCCATAGCTCATATAATGGCCGTAAACCGTTCCAAAGGTTGCGCAATTTGAAACATTTGCAGCAGTTGGTGTGTAGGTTCCTGCTGCCAGGTTTGCTGCGGTCAGATCCCCTGTAATATCAACTGCATCCGCATCAATTTCAAGCGATGTTCCATCGTTTGCGATTGTGAACTCGGTTCCATCTTGGTCTAATTTTAGAACAGCGGGATTGTCGTTGTTCTGTATTTCAAACCCGCCTCCG